ACAAGCTGGCTGCGCTGTTCCTGCAATTGGTTAATACTGCACTGGCAGTTATCACATATGCGATCCCCAGGTTCGCTGCTGCTGGTTTGAAGATGCTCTTGGGTATTCTCAGTGCTATCAACAATAATATTGGCAAGATTGTTACTGTCGCAGCCTCTATCATTACGAACTTCCTCAATGGCATTGCCAATAATATTGGTCGTGTCGTCAAGGCTGGTGTGAATGTTATTACAAAGTTCATCGAGGCTTTGGCCAAGGAAGTTCCAATTCTGGCCGATAAGGCAGCTAAGGCTGTTATCACCTTCGTCAATGGCATTTCCACAGCTATTGATAACAATAGTGCCGCCCTCGGTGCTGCTGGTGGACGACTTGCGACCTCAATTATCAAGGGTATGGTTGGTGGTCTTGGCGCTGGAATTGGCCAAATTGCTGAAGCGGCTAAGAACGTCGCTAAGTCTGCCCTGAATGCAGCCAAGGACTTCCTTGGTATTCACTCACCTTCGAAGGAATTCGAGAAGATTGGTAAGTACGTTGATGAGGGCTTCCGCGATGGACTTGTCGGTGGTTTAGGCGACGTCCAGTCGGCTCTTGACACCATGAAGTCTATGATTGTTGACTCTATGGCAGATACGAAGGACGCCGTTGCCGATGCTAAGGACGATCTTGCAGATGCTGGCGATGCGGTTAAGGCCGCAGATGCTCGTCTGAAGGATCTACAGAACAACAAGAAGCCCAACAAGGATGCCATCAAGGCAGCAAAGGTCCGACTGGCCGAGGCCAAGCAAGCACAGGCCGAGGCCAAGCAAGCATATTCTGCCGCTAAGGATGCACAGAGGGCGGCTAATGCAGCCAACGTCCTTATGACCCAACAAATGGAAGCCCAGCAGAATCGACTGCGGGATCTTGGCGCTCAGTATGACGATATTACAGCCAAGTTGAAGGATGCTCAGTCGGCACTTGACCAAGCAGTCAATGCAAGGGACAGTGCTTACAGCAGTATCAAGGGTAAGTACGATGAACTCCCCGATATTGTTGAGTCCACGTCTCTGCTTTCTTATGAGGAGCAGCTACGTAAGTCTATTGAGGATACGAACAAGTTCAAGAGAACTCTTGACCAGCTTCGTTCGATGGGTCTGGATAATACTACATATCAGAAGTTCCTTGATGAAGGGACCTCTGCACAACCGTTCCTCGAGCAATTGTTGCAGCGAACATAACAATACCCTCGGCAAACGCCTTGAGCGCGGCAGGGATTGCACTGATGATTGTGGCAAGCATACTGCCAATAACAATAGTTGCCGCAGCGCCCAGGCCTACAAGCATACTGAAAGCCGTAACGAATGCTAGCGCGCCTACTCCAGCAAGGGCCAACCCGGCACCCAAGGCGAGAATAGCAGCGCCGAGAAGGACAATAACGGGGGTAAGAGGCGTCAGAAGAAGCCCCGCAACTCCGAGAATAACAAAGACTCCTGCAATAGCAGCAAGTCCCTTGACAATATCCCCCCAGGGCATTTTTCCGAGTGTCATTAGGATAGGCGTTAGGATAGCAAGAGCTCCTGCAGCGACAAGCAAAGCAGCTGAGCCCATAAGGGTGCCATTCATGGCATTAAGGCCAGCCACCAAAATAAGCATAGCCAGACCAAGGCCCTTAAGCCCATTACTCATTTCCTCCCAAGACATTCCACCCATAGTTTGGACAGCCTTGGAGATACCAAGAAGTGCAATGCTAACGAGAATAAGTCCCGCTGCTGTAAGGAGCAGGTTCTTAGGCATAAGACGCATAGCGCCAGCCACAATAGCAAGAGTTCCGGCAATACCTACAAGGCCCTTGACAATATCAGCAGTCGGAATAGCAGCAAAGTCCTCAATAGCCGTAGCCATTAACTTGAGGGATGCGGCTAGAATACCAACACTAATAGCTGTACCGATCATGCCCTTAGCAGGAAGCATACGCATGGCGCCAGCAAGAACTGTTAGTGACCCAGCAACACCAGCTAGACCCTTACCAATATCACCCCAAGACATCTCCGCGAAGTCCTTTACGACTGTAGCTAGGATCTTGAGACCTACTGAGAGAGCCATGATGCCAACACCAGCGCGGATCATCCCACTAGCGTTTGCTGAGAGGGGCTTGACCGCTGCTGCCAGAATAACCATAAGACCAGCGACACCGCTAAGGCCCTTACCAAGCTCAGCCCAACTGAGTTCAGACAGGTTCTTGACGGCGGCTGTGAGAATAAGAATAGCAATAGAGAAGCTGATCATGCTGGCTGTAATGAATGGCATCTTGATGAAACCGCCACTCTTGCCAACCTTGTCGAGGACAGTCATAGCTCCGAGAAGCATCCCGAAGGAAACCCCAATAGCAGACATGGCCTTGACCAGCTTGTCAGAGTCAATAAGCGACAGAGCCACAATCGAAAGCGTGAGGATGCCAACTGCTGCGGCAATCTTCATCATGGTGTCAGCCTTGACGTTCTTCTGCATTGCCTGCATCTGACCGGTCAGAGCCCCAAATGTCGTAGCAACTGAGTCAAACATGTTCTTGATACCGGACTGGCCAAATATACCGCCACCAGCCAGGAACTTCTTGACCATTAGGACAAGACCGCCGAATAACCCGGTATTTACCATTGACAGAATGCGGTCAAAGTTCTCTCCACTGAAGGAATCAGCCATCTTCTCGCCGATTGTGCCGAAGATCTCGATGAACTTATCGACCATGGGCTGAAGCGACTCTCCAACCCGGCCAAATAACCCGGGAAGGGCCTTTAATGGGTTGCTGATGTTGTTGACCATGGTCTGAAGAGCAGAGCCATCACCAGAACCAGCGCCATTGAAGAGCTTTCCAACAAACTTGATGAGCTCCTTGATGACTGTGATCGGGACCTGGAGAACCTTACCAAGCCCATTGAAGAACTGAGTTAGATCTTGGCCCGTACGAATGGCTCTTTCGACCTTCACAAGCCACTTGCCAATACCTGCGGTGAACTCTAGGAAACCACCACTGCCTCCGGCGACTGAGTCGAACAGACCCATAAAGGTCTTGATGACTCCACCAACAACCATCTTGATGATGGAGAATATAGCAAAGACGCCCTTGAACGTGTTCTTAAGGTCTTTTGCTGTATCCTTACCAATGATGAGCTTCTCAGTGAAGTCTCGGAAAGCGACAGTAAGGTTCATCAGATCGAACCCAGTCTTAGCTGGGAAGAACTGCCGGAAGGCCTTCTTAATCGGCTTGATGACTGCCATAAGAGCAGTGAAGGCATTCTTGATACCCTCGAACAGAACCGTACGTCCACCAAGTGCATTCCAGTCACTGAGGACCTTGTTGCGAGTCTCAGCAGAATCACTGATCATACCGCCGAGGACCTCGTTCACGCCGGTCCACAGCTTCTTGGCCTCTTCGAAGTTGCCGAAGATCAGCTCGGAGGACTCGGCCCAGCCTGAGCCAGCACTCTCCTTCATCGTGTCCATCATCTGTGAGAAAGTCTTCACATCTGATGCGGCTGCTGTAGCTTTCTTACCAATATCCGTTGAGGTGTCTGAGTAATCCTTCAGGGTCTTGACTAAGGCCTTGGAAGTAAGCCACTGCTCGCTCAGACTCTCATTGAAGCCCTTAGTAGCAGTGACTGGAGTACCCTTGAGAGTCTTGTACATGCCATCTGCGCCCTTGGTAAGGGTCCCTGCAGCCACGGCACTATTGAGAAGCTCGGTCTTGAACTCCTTGGTTGCCATGTTGGCTAGCTCAATCGACTTCCAGTCCAGAAGCTTTACTGATCCTGCTGAAAGTGACTGTGCAAAGTTGTACATTGCTCGAGAAGCTTCCTCAGCATTTGCACCTGAGCGAGCCGCAACGTTGGCAATACCCTGAATAGCACCAACCGAGTCCTTCAAACTTACTCCAGCATTGGTGAACTTACCAATGTTACTGGTCATGTCCTTGAAGGAGTAGATGGTCTTGTCGGAATATGCGTTTAGTTCTTGGAGATACTTGTTAACGGTGGAAAGACTCTCGCCAGAACCCGCCATGATCGTCTGGATAGAGCCCATCTTCAGCTCATACTCAGCAAAACCAGTCTTGATCGGGTCGATCGTCAGAGACTTGGCGACTGATGTACCGACGGCCATGGCCTTTGATGCAATGTTGGAGAGTGCCGTGATAGCAACCGTAGAGAGCGCAATGAACTTGGCAGAAACGCTGTTAATTCCACCCTCAATGTGGCCGAAGTTCATCCTATTAGCAGATGCCTGGACCTCATCAAGACCCTTGGAACCACCGGAGAACCCCAGTGCAGACTTCAGCTTGTCGAGCACACTCATCGTGGTAGCAGCACCCTCTTGGAACTGCTTGTTGTCGAACTTCATCGTAACAATGCGGCTGTCAATACTGCTCATGCTGAGGTCACCTCCTTCCAAACGTCATTGGCAATACGGTCAAATATGGGTTGTAGTGCGGGGTTGATGTAGTCTCGGCCTTGCACGTACCCTCCAGTACCTGTACCATGTCCAAGTTGAATTAGAACTGCCACGGGTGTCCCATCAACAACATTGCTGTTGCTCCAGATGATGGAATATGAGTTGAGATTCCTTAGAATCTCATAGGACCATGATCCCGCAGTATTGCCGGTGTCCTGAGGTGTATTACGAGCTAGAACATCGACGCCTTCCTGGCCTGCTCGATCAAGGGCCGAGTAAATATTACCCTTGAGCATCTTGGCCAGGAAGGCCTCCATCTTGGAGAAGTCCCCTGATGAGGAGAAACTGATCATGAGGACTCCTTCGTTGTTTAGAGTTCTGCGCTGGCTATAATATGGAACCAATATCGGTTAGAGACTGTGAGTCCGCCACCCAACATTTGGAAGAATGCAAATCCTTCATAACCGACTCGACCCGAATACGTAAAGCCGGAACTCTGTTCAGTTGTAGAGCTGATGGGGCTAATACGATCTACTGACCCTAGATATCCATAAATCGACATAGTTGGGTAGGCACGCATTGGTACTGGGAAATTAACGTTGGTGGCTAGATCTGTTGTAGACGTTGCTGTGGCGGCCATAGATGGCTGGGCCTGTCTGTTTACCGTCGTGTAATAATACCTCTGACACCTTCGCAAGTTCGTAGCATATTCCTCTTGCTCGAATGGAGTAGCCTTCGGACTATCTTCGACCTGGACACCCCAGAAGTCGATGGTAGTGTTTTGGAGGCCTAAGGAGCCGGTGGCAGCATTATGATTTGCACCAGCCGATG